AGCAACTACAGGCCCCTCTTGGGGAGACGTATGACACAACCACAGAAAGAAGAGAAGAGCATCCAAGCCCTAATCGACGACCGCCTACGAGAGGCGCTAACCGATATGGGCGAAGCAACACCCAGGGAAAGGGAGGCCCTGGCTGGTACCGTCGAGAAGCTACTGAAGGCTAAACCCTTTGCAGGCGATGGCGGTTTGAATCTCCTAGACATCCTTAGACAGACTGATCTTGGCCCAAGAGCCAACGACTGAACCATGGCAAAGAAAGCTGCTACGAAGAAGGCAACCAAACCCGCCCCGGCCCCCAAGGCCATTCCCTCTGACTTCGACCCTGATCTCCTGCTGAACAGCACCATCACGGACGATGAGTATGAAGGCAAGCGCCCTCGTACTCCGGAAGGGAGCTACCCGGCCTGCACCATCACTGATGTTCGGGCCTTCGAGCCGCACGACAAGGCGAAAGAGAAGGGCATCGAAGCTCGGCTCCTGGTGTCCTTTGACTGCGACAGCTACGATGGGGTCCTCCAGACCTACATCAACTTCAAGCGCCCCTTGTCGGCACGAAGCACCTACATGAAGCTTCTGAAGGCACTCTGGCCTGACAAGGAAACCGCACTGAGGATGACCTCAAACGACATGATCGGTGAGGTGGTCGATGTGACCGTGTTCCACGAAAGCGGGGACTTCGGTGATTGGGACGAGTTTCGGTTCACCCCCACACGCTAGTCTAGCTGACTGACAATCGGGGCGTAGCGTTTACACAGCGCTGCGCCCCTTTCCTTACACCCAAACACACAAAGCATATGGCGCACCTTCCGATCCCGAAGAAACCGTACCCCGATTGGGCAAGACTGCTGAAGGCGGTCTGGCTGCACGGGATGTCGGTCAAGAACATCACAGACGCTAACGTAGAGGCTGCGGTCAAAGAGATTGGCCCCCTAATCTTCGAGGCCATGACCCGGCGCAATGAGGCGCAAGTCGTCCGGCCCTCTGCCTTCCTGGCCTGCGCTCGTCAGACTTACTTCGCCGTGCGTGGCGACGAGAGCGGAGGGATGCCGGACAACATCGGCACCACGTTCGCTATCGGCCACACGCTGCACCAACTGAGCTATGCTGCCGTTCGCTCAGCCTTGCCCCCAGGGTTCGAGGCTGCAACAGAGATGGCCGTGAGGCTGCCTGCATGGTGGCCGAAGGACGAGACGAAGTTCAACCAGAGCGGTACCGTTGACCTCTTCTTGCGCATCACCGATCCCGAGCTGGCTGCCGCGTACCTCCCTTCGACACAGCCCAGAAAGATGCTGGTGGACTTCAAGACGATGGGAGGCTACAGCTACAAGAAACACGCCAAGGCCATCTTCGGCGAGGACCCAGACGGGTTCGGCTATATGTCGCAGCTGGCCGTGTACGCTGACTCACCTGACATTGACGTTGTTGGCACCGGGGCACTCGTTGCCGGGATCAATCGCGACTCCCTAACGCAACCCTTGCTACCTCGGCTCGTCGCCCCGAGGGTGCTGGCAACCGAACGGGCAAGGCTTCAAGCCGCGCTCGAAATGGCGGTTGAGGGTTCTGACCCTGGCGAAGAGTTCCTAATCAGACACGATGACGAAGCCAACTTCTTCTGCGGGAGGGGAGGCCGCCCCGGCTACTGCGCCTTCCGAACAACCTGCGCCAACGAATGACACCCTTACCGCGTTCCGAGGGATGGACAGTGAATCACTCCTAGTGATGATCCGTCTCATTACCTTGATCCTCGGTGAGCGCGTGTAAACGACACTACCCTAGGGAAGGGGGAAGAAAGCCGCGAGTCGAGCTTACCGTACGGTGGGCCAGACGGACCGGAGCTACTTCCCCCGCTTTCATACCTACTCAACCCAACTAACCATGAACATCGAAGAGCTTGTCGCCGCCCGAGGCAAAGAATACGGGCACCCCTCAGTGAACCACAGTCGCACGGCTCGTCTCTGGAATGCCTACCTGCGCAACCGCTCAGGTGCCCGGCTCCTCGACCCTCTGGATGTGTGCTTCCTGAACATACTTCAGAAGATCTCCCGAGCGCAGAGCGGGGAGTGTCCCCCGTCTGCCGACACCCTGCAGGACATCGCTGGTTACGCCCTGAATGCGCAGATGTGCCTTGCTGAAAGGCCGAGCGGTCCCAAGCCTGGTCCCCAGGAGGGCAAGGCTAGTGGCTGGGAGGCTCCGCGTCCAGCGTTCTAGCGTCCTTGGCAAGCTGCTGTAGTTCCTTGCTGTAGCTCCTTGCCCGTGCATGAAGGCGGTCCACTTCGCGGTGGACCTCCTTATGCGCCCCCGCCTTGGTCAGGCGGAATAGAGTACGCCCATACCCCTCGCCGTCAGGTGAGCTGACTACCCGCCGGAAGATATCCTGCTCGATCTCGGAGAAGAGGATTAGCTGCTTATGGCGTGTAAACGCAAGCGCTGCGGTGATGAGCGACACCTCAGGATCGCTGATGTCCAGATTGAACTTGTCAGCGTAGTATTCCGCAAGGGCAAGGGTGGTCTTCTGCACCACGGCGAGCCCTTCAACAGGTCCGAAGCGCTCCACTGCCATATCTTCCGGAGAGGATAGACGATGCAGGGAGGCAGCTGAGTCATCAGGTTTGTGTTTTGGCAAGATACTCATTCCTTTGCCGCTCCTGTAGCTGAATGGCTACGTCAAAGTCAGGCACTAGTAGGCAGTCAATGTGCGTGTAGCCTAGTGTCCGAGCCGCGTGGATTCGATTTATTCCCCCGCACACACACAGGAGCCACGGCTGCTCCGGCACCGACTCGACCCCGTGCCCTCTTCGCGTGTACTCGGCTATTAGCTCATCCCGCAGCATAGGCACTACCAAGACAGGCTGCCTAAGCCCTTCTTCCTTGATTGATAGTCGGATGTCTTCGGCGAACGAATCAACTGGCCTCACAGGTAGGTACAGCTTTTCTATTTCGATGCTCTTTACATCAAAGGTCGTGAGTACAAACCCACGGTACCCAAGCCGAGATACCCTAGAGGCCAGATGAAGCTTCTTCATGCCGCAGGGACAAGCTTGCTGAACATCAATAGTGCAGCAAAGGTTGCATCGTTTTCGTGAGAGGTAGTCCCTACTTCCCCAAGTAGTTTGTCAACAGCTTGCTTGACATGCGACTTGCGGGGGATGAACTTCTGATCCCACTTCATCCCCAGGGTGCGGCACACACCACGCTTCAAAGACAGGGGCGAAGCGTGGCGCATACTCATGCCCTTCAGCTGCGCCCAAGCTACGATGATAGAAGTCACTGCCCAGAGGAAGGCGGTCGTCTTGATCTGCCCCAGGATGAAGGGAGGGGTCTCGCTAGCTATCGCTTCGATAGGACCGTATGTCTTATCGAGGCGCTCGAGAGCGGGGATGAGGAACTTGGCGAACGCCATTGGGGCTGTTGCTCTGCCGACTGCCATGTTTTGACTGTGAAGGATTTCGGCTGTGGTGCCATCCTCCGCGATACGCAAAACCGACAAGCCTAGGTTGCGGTAGCCTGGGTCAACTCCAAGAACAATCATGCCTTCAGTTTGCCTAGGTCTCTAGCTCGGGTACCATTCCGGTGCTTGTTCAAGGCTGCCCCACCCGCAAGGACGGAGCCCGCCACGATGCCCAGCAGCTCAGCCCAACCTTGCGGTCCTGAAGCTGCCTTGGTGCCGATGTCAGCAACAGCCACGCTCATCTCAGCGTAGCGCTTCTCGATGTCAGCAGCCGTGCCGTCAATAGAAGCCCCCATCTCGGCAAGGAGATCGGCGTAAGCTTGCTCCGCGTCGGCTTTGGTTTCCGCCTGCGCAACCGCTTGATCGTAGCGAGCCGCTGAGTCGGCGATGTCCTGGGACAACGCGGCGAAGTCACCACTGGTGGCCAAGCAGGACGAGGCCATGAGGGAGAGTAGGAGTAGGAAGAGGTACTTCATAGGGCTAGTGGTGGGCTACCATCTGAAAGACAAGGGAAATGAGTAAAGAGGCTGCTGCCGATGCGCCTAGCAGTTTAGCCCAACCAGTCTCCAACAGGCGGACTCGTTTGTCAATCCCTGCTAGGGTGATGTCGGTCTGCGATTGGTGCGTCAGGATGGAATCGACCTTACCCTCTAAACGTCCAAGCATAAGGAGAAGGTCTCTGTTTTCGGTGGGCATTCTTATTTCTGGGCGGAGTCAGCTGCAATCTGACTGATACTGTGGGTGAGGGTCTTGATGTGACCTAGGTAACGTTCCCGGACGGCGGGATCTTGAGCGGCGGCAGCACGTAGTTGCAGGCTCCGCACCTCCCGCCGATAAGCGTTGAGCGCACTCTTCAACTCATGCTTGGGCTCAACCTTGCGAAGGCCAAGTCCGAAGTTAGAGTCGGTCATCCACTCCTCAATAGGGGTGAAGTTCACGAATGGCGATGCCCCCTCCTTCGAGGGAAGCTTCCCGGCAAGCTGAGCGGCGATCTTCACGGGCCACACCATGCGCACTGAATCGCTCCAGAAGTCAGGTTGCCTGCTGTCGGTGCGTCGCCCTTGCGGGATGATGTTTTGCCAACCGAGCCCGGCGATGCCGCCAACCGTTGTGAGCCCCGCATCCCCTTGCGCCTGCACCAGATCCCGTGGGTCCACTGAGTCTACACCAGGAAGCAGCTCGGCTGCCGGAAGGGCGATCCGGTCATAGAAGGCAGCAAGCATACCCGCAGCTTCCATGTTGGCGTTCAGGCGGCCAAGGTCTACCCGGTAGTCACCCACATTGAGGGAAGCCCTGCCCTCCTGCGAAGACAGAATATTCTGATCGCGGATTGTGTGGCCCAGGATAGCCAGTTTCTTAGGGTCCTCTGCAAATCGTGTCCAGGCCCACGGAACGTAGTGACGAGGGAAGGTGTAATAGACTGACACCCGCTTCATCACGTTGCGCTCAAACGGAGTCAGCTTCTCGTAGGGTACGTGCGCCTCTTTAGCAATCTCGATGGCTCGCTGCATCGGGTGCCCCTCGCGCACAAGGGCAAGGGCTGTGGCCGTGCGGTTGAACACCTCCGAAGACTCACTGAGGTTGCGCATACGCTCAAGTGCCCGTTTAGACATGGTGGTGACGCGCCCACCTAGTTCAGGCTGCATGGACAGCATCTTGATGCGCATGAGGCTTTCGCTAACTGTGCGTGAGCCCCGAGTCAGAGAGCTAGAGAAGGTGCCATAGAGTTCGTTCTCGCCAGCTAGCTGGATTAGCTCAGCGACGTTGGTTTCGGTACCATCAGCGTGCTTGATAATGAGGTCTTCCACACGGTCGCCCCCCGCGTCTTCTAGCTCGTTGAGGTACTTCGACAGCTCGCCAGAGCCATGAATCCGGGCTTGGTCCTGGAGCAGGGCACGTTCCCCACCCAGCAATCTACGTATCCCACTGCTGGTTGTCTCGGCAGTGCCGAGCATATCACCAAGCGCACCAGTGGCCTTCGACAAGCCTTCCTGCCCGCCCATCATAAAGCGCAGGGTGTCCATGTATGCCGCCATCACGTTCTTAGGCGAGGCCCCGGCAAGCATCGTCTGATAGACCCCGCTTGACAGGTTGGCAATATGGAAGGGCAAACGGAAGATCGTCTGGAACGACTTGATGAGGTAGTTTACAGAGTCAAACGTCCGCAGCGCCGGAGCCGTTACCGCGTGAACCTGGGCCGAAGCCTTGATCGCAGATGTGATGAGGTTCTGCGCTCCGAAGACAACATGGTGCCCCATCAAACTCTCGGCCTCATTGCCCCTGAGGCTGCCCTGAAACATGCTCTCCATCAAGTCAGAACGTAGACTTGCCTTCGCAAAGCTCTTGCCCAAGGAG